TTTGCTCTTGATGGAAAACATGCAAACTTGACTGTTAATGATGTGCAGCGTAGAAATAGAATTGCGAGACTTTTATCTGATTGGGGTCTAATTACTATTGTTAATGAAAGTTTTATTTCAGATATTGCTCCACTAAATCAAATTAAAGTTTTATCTTATAAGGATAAAAACGATTGGATACTTGAAACCAAGTATAGTATTGGAACTAAGAAAAAAGTAAAAGAAGAATGATAAATAAGTATGAGACCTTTCGTGCGGTCTCTACGAAAGTCGGAACACCCTAAAAAGAGGTTGGGTTTTTACCCCTCCTCTTTTTTTCGTTTCTTGTATAATTAGTAATGGATGCCGTAAGGATCCACAAAACACAAACTCGCTTTTAAAGGAGCTACTATAATGACTAATCTGATGAAATATCAGGCTGCGGATCTTCCTGCCTTGCTGGAAAGAATTAATCGCAATACGATTGGTATGGACGAATACTTTGATCGTATTTTTAAAATTCACGAAACAACTTCCAATTATCCCCCATATAACTTAGTTCAAGTAAGCAACGTGGAATCGCGTCTTGAACTTGCACTTGCTGGATTTAAGAAGAAGGAGGTTTATGTCTATACGCAAGATGGAAAACTCTTTGTGGAGGGCCAGAAAGAAGATAAAGAAACGGAGTCTAACTATATCCACAAAGGTTTGGCTCAACGGAGTTTTAAGAGAGCGTGGACGCTCTCTGATGATACGGAAGTTAGATCAGTTGATTTTGAGGATGGGCTTTTGACGATTACTCTCGGTAGGATTGTTCCAGATCATCATAAGCGTAAAGATTATCTATAAATATATTTGAATATCGTCGGCGCTAGCCAAAGAGGGGAGACTGGCAAAATCCAGTTGACTCCCCTCTATTTTTTTGCTAAAATAAATTCAAATGGAGAAATACTATGAGTATTAAATTGCTGGTCCTTAAAACTGGTGAAACTATAATTGCTGATGTTCTTGAATGGTTGAATGGACCTGGTGAAGATGCTAAACTTATTGGATATCTTTTGAAAAAACCTTGTTTGGCTACACTAAAGGATAGTCCAGATTCCGATGATATGTACAAAATTAATCTATTTCCTTGGATTCCTCTTAGCAAGGATGTGGATGTTCCGATACCAACCGACCATGTTGTAACGATGGTTGAACCAATCGAGAAACTTATAGAAATATATAAGAGAGATGTTTACGATATATCTTCTGAAGAAGAGACTCCTCAAGATATTTCAAATGAACAACAAGAATTAGTCCCAACAATTATAACTTCGGACGGTATTATTAAAAATGATTAAATGTATTTCTTTAGATAATTTAAATATAATTACTTTTATTGAAGAATCTCCATCGGAATTGGGTGAACCAGATTGTAAGTTAATAAATCCATATCTTATAAAGAGCAATTTATCTTTAGAGCCATGGTTGTATGAAATTACAGAACAAACTACATTTATGATTAGCTCTGATAAGATAATTACTATTTCAGATCCACGTAAAGAATTATTGGAAAAATATCAAGAATTGATCAAATGAGAGTTTTAAGCATAGACTTAGATTACATAATGGGTCCAACTATAGAATTATATTCTAATACAGGTTGGGATGATAATGCATCTAGCAGATGGGAAAAATTTTATTACGAGTCTTCTGTTAAAGAAGAAGAATTGTTTTGTGATAAAAAAAATCTACTGTGGATTTTTAGGCATTATGTAAAAGCAATTGAAAATTGCTCTAGTGTAAGTTTTGCTTATGACCATGATAATATCTTGTATTCGATACAGGATTTTGAAGATATTGATATCATCAATGTAGATCATCACCATGATATTCTTTACCCACAATTATTTGATAAAGAGGTTGTCGTAAAAAATCTAAGATGGAACTATCATGATGTAAAAGATAATAGTTCAATTGATGAGGGTTGTTGGATTGCATGGCTTAGGTCCAAAGATAAATTGAAATCTTATACATGGGTAACTAATCAGAATGCTATTAATGATACTTCAGATTTACAAATTAAATATTTTACAGGATTGATTCCAAAGTTCAAAGCAGTTACTAGAGAAAATTATGATATAATAGATCATAATTTTGATCATGTTCATGTTTGCCTGTCCCCGCAATATATGCCCAAAAATCACTGGCATTATTTTCTAATGTTTGTGTCTGCATACGAGGCAAAGTCTGGACAAAAAGTAGATCTTAATGAAATCTCAAATAAAAAATTTGAAACTAACATTCGTCATTTAAACGTAACTAATGAAATTTTATACTAATGTTCAACTGATCGGAAATAAATTCTTAGTCAGGGGATATGAAAATGGTAAAAAAGTCATCTTTAAAGATGATTACTTTCCAACTCTATTTGTACCATCAAATAAAAAAACAAATTACAGGACACTGGATGGTGAATATGTAGAATCTATTAACCCAGGCACTGTAAAGGATTGTAGGGAATTTTATAAGAAGTATGATAATGTAGATGGATTCACAATCTACGGAAACGACAGGTATGTTTCTCAGTATATTTCCGACAAATATCCAGAAGATGAGATTAAATTTGATATTACTAAAATAGATTTGGTAACTATTGATATTGAGGTTGCTTCGGAAAATGGATTCCCAGATACTGAATCTTGTTCTGAAGAGATGTTGACCATTGCTATTCAAAATTACACAACTAAGAATATTATAGTTTGGGGTGTAAAACCATTTCTTAATAAGCAAAAAAATGTAAAGTATAATGAGTGTTCTTCTGAACATGCAATGCTTTCCTCTTTCATCTATTGGTGGGAAAACAATACTCCAGATGTTATTACTGGATGGAATATTCAGCTATATGATATTCCATACATTGCTAAGAGACTGAATAGAGTTTTGGGGGAAAAGTATATGAAAAAACTTTCTCCATGGGGTCTTGTTTCTGAAAATGAAGTGTACATCAGTGGACGCAAAAATATTGCTTACGATGTGGGTGGCGTAACTCAACTTGATTATCTTGATCTTTACAAAAAGTTTACATATAAGGCACAGGAGTCATATCGTCTCGACTATATTGCTGAAGTAGAACTCGGTCAGAAAAAACTAGATCACTCTGAGTTTGATACCTTTAAAGACTTTTATTCTAAAGGTTGGCAAAAGTTTGTTGAATATAACATCGTTGACGTAGAACTTGTTGACCGTTTGGAAGATAAGATGAAACTCATTGAGCTTGCTCTTACGATGGCGTATGACGCTAAAGTAAATTATGGCGATGTATTCTATCAAGTTAGGATGTGGGATAACATCATTTACAACTATCTTAAAAAAAGAAATGTTGTAATTCCACCAAAAGAAAGATCTGATAAGGATGAAAAATATGCTGGGGCATATGTAAAAGAACCAATTCCTGGAAAATATGATTGGGTAGTAAACTTTGACTTGAACAGTCTGTACCCTCACTTGATTATGCAATATAACATTTCTCCAGAAACTCTTCTGGATGAAAGGCATCCTACAGTAACTGTAGATAAAATCTTGAACCGTGAACTGGATTTCCAAATGTACCAAGACTATGCGGTATGTGCTAATGGAGCAATGTATCGTAAAGACATTCGAGGATTTCTTCCAGAACTAATGGAAAAAATGTATGGAGATCGAGTAATTTTCAAAAAGAAAATGATCGAGGCAAAGAAAGCATATGAGAAAACTCCAACTAAGGAATTGGAAAAGGAGATTGCTAGGTGCAACAATATCCAAATGGCTAAGAAGATCTCTCTTAATAGTGCTTATGGTGCCATCGGTAATCAGTATTTTCGCTATTACAAACTGGCAAATGCAGAGGCAATTACCCTTTCTGGACAGGTATCCATTCGGTGGATCGAAAGTAAAATGAATACATACATGAATAGGGTTCTTAAAACTGAGAATACTGATTATGTTATTGCTTCTGATACCGATTCCATTTATCTTAATATGGGTCCTCTGGTTGAAACTGTATACAAGGGAAGAGAGAAAACTACTGAAAGCGTTGTTTCGTTCCTTGATAAGGTCGCTGGTATGGAACTTGAAAAGTATATTGAAAGTTCTTACCAAGAATTGGCGACCTATGTGAATGCCTATGATCAAAAGATGCAGATGAAGCGCGAGAATATTGCTGAACGTGGAATTTGGATGGCTAAAAAAAGATACATTCTGAATGTCTGGGATAGCGAAGGTGTTCGTTATGAAGAACCTAAACTCAAGATGATGGGTATTGAGGCAGTTAAATCTTCTACTCCTGCCCCTTGTCGAAAGATGATTAAGGATGGACTCAAAATAATGATGAGTGGTACAGAAGAAGATGTGATTAATTTCATTGATAACTGTCGTGAAGAATTTAAATCTCTCCCACCAGAACAAATTGCATTCCCAAGAACTGCATCTGATGTTCGTAAATATCATTCATCATCTAGCATCTATGCTTCAAAAACTCCTATTCATATTCGTGGAGCACTTTTGTTTAATCATTATATAAAGGAAAATAAACTTACTAATAAATACTCTCTCATTAATAATGGTGAAAAGGTTAAATTTATTTTTCTAAAAAAACCAAATACGATTCATGAAAATGTTATCGCGTTCATTCAAGATTTTCCTAAGGAACTTGGTCTTGACAAATACATTGATTATGAACTACAATTTGAGAAAAGTTTTCTAGAGCCACTCAAATCAATTTTAGATGCGATTGGATGGAATGTCGAAAAAACTGTAAACCTTGAACTATTTTTTGGATGATGGATTTACCTATCAATGATAACGAATTGAATACTATTGTAAAAGCACTTGGTTTTGGTGGAGATGCTGCTCTATACCATAAACTAAAATTGGTAAAAGAACTTAGAGAACAAGGTTTACCTTATAAAAAAATACTTCGTGAAGAATACGGGATGGTTGCTTAATGGATTTCCTTAAAGATATTGTAAAAGAAATTGGTGGCGACTACACACAACTCGCCTCAGAAATTATTGAAACTGAGACTTATGTTGATACGGGTTCATACATTTTTAATGCACTGGTTTCAGGTAGTGTATTTGGTGGTGTATCTGGGAACAAGATTACTGCTATTGCTGGAGAGTCTAGTACTGGAAAAACTTTCTTCAGCCTCGCCGTTGTTAAGAATTTTCTCGATAATAATCCCGATGGTTACTGTCTCTACTTTGATACTGAGGCTGCTATTACTAAATCTCTACTAGAATCTCGTGGAATTGATACTACTCGTTTGGTGGTTGTTAATGTTGTTACTGTTGAAGAGTTTCGCGGAAAGGCGCTCAAGGCAGTAGACCTGTATATGAAAAAACCTGAAGGGGAACGCAATCCCTGTATGTTTGTGCTAGACTCTTTGGGGATGCTTTCCACGAGCAAGGAGATTAATGATGCACTGAACGATAAAGAAGTTAGGGATATGACCAAATCCCAACTG